GGCAAGGCCATGATGGATGATGAGACTTTCAACGGTGACATAGTAGAGAATTACCGCAAGCACTCTAATGACCTACAGAGAAAGGCCATAGCCTTTAGCCCTTCGGTTGCACACTCCAAGTCAATGGTAGAAAAATTCAACGCTGCTGGCATCCCTGCCTTGCATATTGACGGATATATGGGTGATGAGGAGCGGAAGTACATCTACGATGACCATAGGTCGGGACGGTGCAAAGTCTTGTGCTGTAGCCGTCTACTGGGTGTAGGATACGATGATCCATCTGTGGAGATACTGATTGACTGCTTTCCCACTAAGTCTCCGATAGCCTTTGTTCAAAGGGCAGGAAGAGTCTGGAGAATCTGTGAGGGAAAAAAAAGGGCGACCTATCTTGACCACGCATCAAACTTAAAGACTTTTGGCTTTCCAGAGGATATCGTTCCTTCTAAGCTGGATGACGGTACACAGAAGTTCAACGAGCGTAAGCAGCTCAAGAAGGATGAGCGTGAAAAGATAACCAGAGACTGCCCTGTGTGTTCCGCAGCGTTCCAAGGCAGGGCTTGTGCCTGTGGATATACCATCCCATCAAGAGACCCTGTGTTCAAGGACGATGGCACAATGCTCAAGAAGGCAGGCAAAGACTTTAAGGTAGAAGACAAGTCAGCATGGATGGGGCAATTGGTTCAGTACGGTAAAGATCATAATTACGCAGAAGGCTGGGCTAGTCACAAGTATAAAGAGAAGTTTGGTGTATGGCCCAAGGGAGTCGATAGAACTCCAAAGCCAGTAACCAACGAAGTAAGAGGGTTCATCACCCACACTAACATCAAAAGGAGAATGAGCGATGCTAGACCTAGAACGTATTCTTGGTAGTTTAGATAAGGTCAGAAAGTCAGGTAAGAACTATGTAGCCTGCTGTCCGGTACATGGGGATAACAACCCTTCAATGTCCATCAAAGAGGCAGATGACAAGATTCTCATGTACTGCCACGCCTGTGGTGCTAAAGGCCCAGAGATAGTACAAGCCCTTGGGATGAAGCCTGACGTACTGTTTGATAAGCCATTTAAGACGGAATACGACCGTCACTGGCTGTTAAACAAGAAAGCCGATTGGGATGAAACCATGCTGATGATGGCGCATGAAACACTATCTCAAGGCAAAACAATAAGTTATAATGACTACAAGGAAATAAAGCAGTCATTGGCTCGTCGTGAGCAACGCAGGAAGCTACGACTGCCGATACTATTTAACATGGACATTGCATTATGAAGGACAACTCTTGGATCAGCGAAAGAATCCAGAAGGAAACAGAAGAGTTCTTGGCTAAGGGCGGGAAGATCAAAGTCTTTCCTCCTCAGTCTTTCTCTACAAAAAGCGTAGCCCTCCGTGATGAGACCTTCGCTCGGTACGCCTCCAAGAAGAAACAGGAAGCATGATACAATCAGCAAAACACCACAGGAGTTAGACCAGTGAGTAACCCTCCACACAGGCCGCCACGAGTCTTCACAGAGCAAGAAATCAAAGAATGCTTTGAGCTTGCTGACGTATTAAGCCAAAAGCAGTTAGCTGATTATTTTGGCTGTACTGCCAATACCTTACGCGCTGCGCTACAGAGACAGCCAGAACTTTCTGAGGCTTACAGGAAGGGCAAGGCTTTAGGTATCACCAAGGTCGCTAAGTCATTGGCTGCAAAGGCTTTAGATGGGGATGTAAACGCTGCTAAGTTTTACCTCTCACATCAAGCAGGATGGACAGAGACAAAGCGTACAGAGTTATCTGGCAGGGACGGCGACCCAATTGATGTTGATATGCGCTGGACAATTGAGGTGGTGGAATGAGTACAGGCCCGTGGGAAGGTGGCAAAGGCTCAAGGCCACGCAAGTACAAGGTTCAGAAGTATTTAGACAACTACGACAGGATATTCGGAAATGCCAGCAAGCAAGAAGAAGGGCAAGAAGGGGATAAGCGAAAACATCAAGATAGAGATGGCAGCGGGGAAGCCCCAAAAGCAAGCGATAGCGATTGCCATGTCAAGAGCCAAAACTAAGAAGAAGCCGACATACGAATAATGCCAACGATGCAAATCCCCAAGAAGCTAAGACGGTTTATAGATACGCCTAAACGCTTCAAGATTGCCATAGGCGGGCGAGGCTCAGGTAAGTCTATGAGCTTTGCTGATATGTGCCTGATGGACGCACAGACTAAGGGGATTAAGACTGCCTGCTTCCGTGAGTTTCAGAACAGCATAGATGACTCAGTTCATGCCCTCCTCAAGTCAGAGATAGACAGACTAAACCTCCAAGGCTTTGAGGTGCAGAACAACCAAATCCTCTTGAATGACGAGCCAGCGTTTAAGTTCCGTGGCCTAGCCAGAAACCCAGAGGGAGTGAAGTCAATGCACGGCTTCCAGCGGTTCTGGGTGGAAGAAGCCCAGACTATTTCTTTCAACTCCCTTAAAGCCCTAACGCCTACTCTCCGTGAGGAAGGATCAGAGCTATGGTTCAGCGCTAACCCAATGTCAAGTGTGGATGCGTTCAGCCAACGTTTTATCAAGCCATTTGAGAAGCAGCTAAGAAGAGATGGCTTTTACGAAGATGACCTGCATCTGATAGTCGTTATCAATATGGCAGACAACCCATTAGCGCCTGATGTCCTCAAGCAAGAGATGGAACACGACCGAGCGTTGATGTCTCCTGCTCTGTTCCAGCATATCTGGGAAGGTGAGTACTACGACTCCGTTGAAGATAACATCATCCCTACCGAGTGGTATGACGCAGCCATAGACGCACACGTTAAGCTCGGGTTCGAGCCGTCTGGTGCGTTGATAGCCTCACACGACCCATCTGATGAGGGCGGTGACAGTAAAGGCTTTGCACTGCGCAAGGGTTCTGTAGTCTTGGATGTGTGTGAAAAGGTAACAGGCGACTCAGGTGAGGGGATGGATTGGGCCTTGCGGAAGGCTAGGCAGGCACAAGCAGATTGGTTCGTGTGGGACTGTGACGGTCTAGGAATCTCTCTCAAGCGTCAGGTAGACCAAGAGCTAGAGTCTACTGCGATGCAGAAGCACCAGTTCCGTGGGTCAGAGTCTCCTGATGACGCTGCTGTGCCGTATAGCGGTAGAGACTCCAAGACCAACAAGGACACGTTCTTCAACAAGAGGGCGCAGTACTGGTGGAAGTTACGGGATAGGTTTGAGGCTACCTACCGAGCCGTAGTGAAGGGTGAGTACGTCAACCCTGATGATATAATCTCCCTATCCTCAGAGATTGAGGTGTTAGATCAATTGCGAAGTGAAGTGTGCAGAATACCGCAAAAACGCTCAAACAATGGTAAAATCCAGATAATGTCGAAGATAGACATGGCAAAGAAGCCGTATGAGCTACCGTCTCCTAACATGGGTGATGCGCTTATGATGTCAATGTTTTCACCAAAGGCAGTGCAGAAAGCGGCTGTCAAAATCAATTTTAAGGGCTGGGGCTAATGGCTACCTACGAAAACGGATACGAAGAGAAGGAAGAATCTGCTCAGATGACTGAGGATGATCTGTCCTACAAAGACAAGTACGAAGACCACCAGAGTGTGTTGAATCTTCTATCCTCGTGTCAGGAGGCAGACCACGACAACCGTGAGATGTCTCGTGAGTCTCATCTGTTCCTTGATAAGAGGGATGGGCAGTGGGAAGCGTATTGGTGGCAAGCCAACCAGAACAAGCCACGCTACACCTTTGACAACGTGAATCCTATTGTAGATCAGGTGTCCTCAGAGATTGAGCAGGCTGACTTTGACATCCGAGTCAGCCCTGCTGGTGGTAACGCCACAAAGGACATAGCCTCAACCTATGACGGCTTGATCCGTAACATTGAGAATATCTCCAACGCCAAGCAAGTCTACTCACAAGCAGCCAGAGGCATGGTTACTGGTGGCTTTGATGCGTGGCGGGTTAGTCAGAAGTTTGCCGATGACAACTCCTTTGATCAGGATATTGTGATTGAGAAGATTGGCAACCCAATAGACCGAGTATGGTTCGACCCTGCTGCGGAGCTACAGGATAAGTCAGACTCAAGGTATGCGTTTGTCTTGCATCCAATGGCGGTTGATGAATACGAACACAGATGGCCTGAAGGCTCAGGCGAGTCAGTCCCTGATGACCGTGAGGGTGATGCTTACTACGACAAGGCTGAAGCGGTTGTTGTTGGTGAGTTTCTCTATGTGGAGTCAGAAGACCGTGAATTGGTCATGATGTCCAACGGTCAGACTCATGAGGTCAATGAGGACTTTGAGAAGATCGTAGACGATTTAGCCATGATCGGAGTCACTGAGGTTCGTAGAAGGACTCGCAAGGTACACAAGGTCTGCTCAAGGTTCTTTGACAATAAGGATTGGCTAGAAGACGACCGTGAGACTGTGTTCAACAGAATTCCAGTTATCCCTGTGTACGGCAACTTCAAGATATTTGAAGGCAAGACTCTGTACTGGGGAGTGGTTGAGAAGCTACTAGACCCACAGCGTGTATTAAACTACGCAATGTCTCGGTCTATTGAGGAAGGCGCATTAGCTCCACGGGCTAAGTACTGGATGACTCCTACTCAGGCTGCGGGCCATGAAGACCAGATAGCGACTCTCAACACCAACTCTGATCCTGTTCAGTTCTTCAACCCTGATCCTGAGTTTCCTGCTATCCCACAACAACAGGGTGGGGCGCAGGTCAACCAAGGTTTGAGTCTAATAGCTCAGTCCATGCAGGGCATGATCAACGCCACTGCGGGTATGTTTGCAGCTAACATGGGCGACAACCCCAACGCTCAATCAGGTGTAGCTATCCAGAAGCTCCAGAACAAGGGCGACAATGGCACGTTCAAGTACAGCCGCTCAATGGAGATAGCTATAGCCGCTACAGGCAGGTTGATCAAGGACGCTATCCCTAAAGTCTATGACACTGCCAGAACAGTCAGAGTCCTGCGTGAAGATGAGTCGTTTGACATGGCTGACCTTAACCAACAAGTGATAGACAACCAAACTGGTGAGATTGTCACGGTTAATGATCTGTCCGTGGGTTCGTATGACGTTATCTGTAAAGCTGGCCCTAGCTTCAAGAACCGTCAGGAAGAGACGATTGAGGCTATTGTCTCACTGGCACAGGTTGATCCTTCCATCATGCAGATAGCTGGCGACTTGATGCTACAGAGTGTCAATACTCCTGCGGCTTCACAGATAGCTGAACGTAAGAGGGCGCAGATGCTCCAACAAGGTCTAATCCCTCAGTCACAGATGACCGAAGAAGAACTCATGGAGATGCAGCAAGCGCAGCAGATGGCGCAAGGCCAGCAAGCACCAGACCCTGCCATGGTTCTAGCGCAGGCTGAGCAACTCAAGGCTGAGGCTGAGATGATGCGGTCGCAGATAGAGATGCAGAAGCTCCAGAACGAGCAGATGAAATTACAACTGGAAGCTCAGAAGCTCCAGAGCCAAGCTGTAGGCGACCAAGCTGATAACGCTATTGATGCCTTCAATGCTGAGACTAAGCGCATGGAGACGCAGATCAAAGCACAACAAGCTAACGCCACAGTAGACAAGACATCCGCTCAGGCAATGGGCGAGCAGTTAGACAACCAGAAGAAGATGTCTGACATGATGGAAGAGCAGATTAATAAATCAAGATTACAAACTAGTTCTTTGAGGCAGATCGGCTAAACAGCCATAATTAGCTCTGTAACCATATCATCTAGCTTATCCCACAACTCCTCAATGATAGGGCCATCACCGGCCCTGTCAGCCTCTATTAGCTGTCCTATCACATCAAACAGTATGTCGTGCATCTGCTCTGGGTCATCTGTCTCAAATACTTCATACAAGTCGCTCATACATCCTCCTTGGCGTATCTCGCCATTAGTTAGCCTAATTTACCTCTAAGTGTTGCTTTTTACCACACTATGCTATAATCGCGCTTAGGCCACCTGACCTATTCAGGGCATTTACCTATAAAGGGCATATTATGAGCAAGCTGCAACCAGAGGATAACTACGAGTACGATTCTGAGGAAGACGTAACCACAGAAGAGGAGGTAGTAGAGACTGAAGATTCTGATGAGGATCAGGATACCGAATCAGCACCGGAGGCGGGGGAGACCCCAGAGAAACATATCACGTTCAGCGAAGACCAGCAGCGAATACTTGATGAGGCTGTAGGGAAGAAAGTTTTCAAGCTCAGAGAGAAAGAGCGGGAAGCAGAAGCCCTGAAGAAACGGCTTGAAGAGTTAGAGGCTAAAGTTCCTGAACAGAGGCGACCTAACGTCCCAGCAATACCAGACCCGTTTGCAGTATCCGATGAGGAATACAGACGGCAACTGTATCTAAGGGATGAGGCACTCAAACAAGCTATTGCGTTCGATCAGCAACAGCAAATGCTGAAGCAGCAACAAGAACAAGTGCGGCAACAGCAGGCACAAAAGCAGCAAGAAGTAATGACCGAGAAGGTTCAGTCTTACTCCCAGAAGGCCACAAGTCTAGGGATTAATTCAGAGGACTTACAGGTAGCAGGTAACACGGTAGCGCAGTTTGGCATTCACGAGGACTTAGTTCAGTACATACTGGAAGAAGACCAAGGGCCATTGATTACTACTTACCTCTCTAAGAACCTCTTAGAGCTAGAGAAGCTACGCGAAATGTCACCTACACAGGCGGCAGTTTATGTAGCAACAACGGTTAAGCAGAAAGCTGCTGCTCTTAAACCCAAGGTAAATAACGCTCCTGATCCTTTGGAGCAACCACACGGCGCTGGTAAAGCCCCCAAACCTAGAGGGCCGCAAGGCGCAGTATTTGAATAGGAATAGTTAAAAATGGCTAACAATCTCAATAGTAACGTCACTCGGAAAGTGGCTCGGGTCTTCCTAGAAGCATTCGAGGCATCACGAGTTCTGACGAAGACTGTCAACACTCAACTGTTGTCAGGCAAGTTCAACCCTTCATCGGGTTCAAACGTGGACTTCAAGCGTCCTCACGACTACAACTCAATCCGTACCTCTGGCGGTGACATTAGCTCAAGCACTAAGAGCGACATCATTGCAGGTAAGGCAA